ATGCCCGCAACTTTGTTTTCCACTGCCGTCAGACGGTTTTTGACCGCCGTATCGTCGTACACGGTGTCGGTGTATTTGGGGCTTGCGGGTATCGCATCGACCTTGGCTTTGTCGGCGGCGGTGTAGTCGTTTGTCGACAAGCCCTTGCCGGTCACTTTATCGACCTTGCCGCTGTCTATCGTGTCCTGCGCACTCGCCGTGCGGTAGGTGCTCGGGACGGTCTGCAATGCCGTAGCGCCCTTAGCGGCACCACTTCGGATCGTGCCGAGGTCGGTTATTGTATCCTGCTTGCTTGCAAGATCTGCCGCCAATTTAGTAGCAGTCACAAAGCCGCTGTCATTTTCGAGCTCGCTCAGTCTGGTGGGCACATCAACTGTTACGCCGCCCTCTCCGCTTGTACCGGCGGTCAATGAAAGGGTACGGTGCGCCCATGTGACGGTGGATCCGCTGGTGGTTCTGGTCAATTCGTGCACAATGGTTGTACTGCGTTCCGATGTCATAGCATAAAAATACTGCACATATGAACTACCCACACGCTTATGTTCACGGTAATCGTAGAGCGTATTGTTGTATTCGATCGTAACCGGCATGCCATAGATGTCGACAAATGCAAAGTCGTGAGGAGAGTCGTTAGCCGAAAGCACGCCGTTAGATTCCGTCAATTTGAAGTAAAACGAGCCCGGAAATGGGAAATAGGAATTACTTGCCGAATATGTCTTTGCTCCATCGCTATTTACCTTTGCATACCAAGGCTTAATGCTTATGATTCCGAGGTTAGAAGCCATGCTAAAGCCGTAAAACTCAGCCGACTCCTCGGTGCAGCTTGTGAGCTGCAGCATATTACCTCGACAATTCATGGAGCTGGGGCGACCTTCAATATAGGCCGCTTTGATTTTTGCAAAATTAGCGTCCTCATAATCAAAGACATAGGGTATCGTAGGTATAAGCGACTTGATTCCGGCGCAAAAGTCGGATAGGGTAGCTTTGCGATTTTTATAGACTGATTTGTCATAAAGGATGAACTCATCGTTGCTTTTGAGCTCATCTGCGAAGTCCAAACCGTGGATATTGGGAGCAATGCTCCCGATAAGCATTCTTGACATTAAGATCCCTCCAATGTTTTAAGATAGATACTTCCGTCGTCATCGAGCTCGAGCTCCGGGACACCTCCGGAATAAACTGCATAGATGCTGCCGTCCTCAAGCTCGTAGCTGATAGTCGGCTCTACGGCACAATTGTAGCATTGGTATAGCTCCTCGCCCCGCTGTTCAAGCTTGTACGAGCGATAGCCTTCGAGGGTAAGACAGCCGGTGTGCATGGCATCGAGTATTTGCTCAAGGGCGTTTGCGTCCGAGTGCGTCAGGTAGTCCTTGCCGTTGCCCTGTGAGCCGAATTTGGGAAGCTTCGGGTGTGCCGGCATTTCATTGCCGAGGGCATTGATTGCCGTCTGCATATACTCGGAAAGGAACTGAAAAAGAGCGACTGTTGGGATACCGGTGCGGGTAAATGTTCGATCGGTTTGGTCGACGATGGGGCAACTGCGTCCCAGAGCGATAAGCCACAGGGCAATGTAGTGCAGCGCCGCAAACACTCGATTAAGATCGGAGCAATTATACTTAGCTCCGAGATTTCTGTTCGTGATAAGCCTATCAAGAATGCTCATTTGTCACCTCGTATTCGTCGTCGATAAGCACCTCGATGTTTGCCGCAGTTTTTGCGGATATCGAGTAATCCATAGTGATGATGTTGCCGTACAGCACATCGCCGTCATACCAGACACCGACAAAGTCGCCGACCTTCTCGCCACTGATCAGCGCCTTAGTCTTGACCGTTCTCGTTCGTTTCCGCAGCTCGTAGCAGTGATTAAGAACAGAGTTAACATTTACAGGTGAGACAAGCGTCATGTCATTGTAGCTGACCACATAGTCGGCGTCGGCGGCGTTTCTGTCGGGGTTTTCTTTTGAATAAAGGCTCTCGGTCGAGCTGTACTTGATGCCCTTCAGCGTCACTGTGCTGCCCGTGCCGGAAAGCACGGCGTAGTTTACACCTTGAGAAACGATGGTGCCGCCGGTGACGGTAAGACAGCCATACGGTTCGGAAAACTCGACCTTCACAGTGCCGTTCAGCTTCTCAGAGTAGAGCTCATCCGTCTCAGCACCGAGCTTATAGCTTCGAGCCTTGACTTCGACGCCTGTCACAAATGAGCTCTGCTCCAATTCACCGCCTGCGTAGACACGGGTGTTGCCGATGACTGATCTCGGCGTTGCCGGCAGCGGAGCAATTGAAATGCCTTTGCGGCCGGAAGTGAAGACAACACCGCCTACCGCAAAAGCAAACTGCTGAAGACTTGCCCTGCGTCCGGCGGCAGGCAGCCATCCCTTGATCGGCACGGACGCAAGCGCTGGATCAAGGTTATATGGAACACCGCCCATGATGCCGGGGATTACGGTCGATGCTGCGGCACCGTCAAACATCCCGCCTTCGTACTTTGACGCCATGTCGAGAAGCCCGAGAAGGTCGCAAGCCTTGACATCGTAAAATCCGCCATGCTTTTTGGTGGAGGTCTCGACGAAAAATGAGCCGAGAAAGTCGTCGCCATCGTAAAGCTCAAGTCGCTGTTTTCGCTGGAAGATAAGTGACGAGTTTGCGGATTTAAGCTCAAACTCGATGTTGTTTACCGGCAGCACATCGCACAGCACATCTGTCTCAGGAGAGTAGCGCAGCGACCTTATCTCTCGGGATGTGAAACGCCGTGTGGGTCCGTAAGCAAGCGACTGCACCTTCAAATAGCGGTACGGAGCACTCATTGCATTAAAGATGATGGAGATTTTATTGAAGTTTACGACCGGCTGCTCGATGGTGTACTGCCATGTGGTGGGAGCGTAGCTGCCGGAATAAAGCAGAGTGTCGTCGTGATACCACGCAACATCCATGTCGGAGCACCATGTGGGACCGACAGGGTCAAACTCAAAACTCAGCGCCGTGGCGCTGAAAAGTGCGTAAAGCTCAAGCTCCAGCTTAATAGGAGTTTCAAAAGTCATATCGGCACAGCTTTGCTGCTTGGAAAATATCCCGTAGCTCTGCGATGCCGGGTCACTGGGTAGCAGACGCATCTTTTCGCCCAGCGTCCAGTAGTCGTCCTCGAAGGTCGCTGTGCGGGGCGCTTCGTTTGCCGTGTCGAGCATTTTTGTCGGCGAGGCAAAGGTCTGCAGGTCGGAGCATGTAGCCACAGTCGAGGCCGCTGCCCCATCGGGGACATCCTCGTATTTGATCAGTAACTCAGACATATGACCTCTCTTTCAAACTTTCTCAGCGGTGCCCGATTCGGGCACCGCCTTGTTATGTGGGTGTGATGTTCGGATCCGTTGCCGTGAATGTGATCGCCATTCCGCCCCAAATTTTAAGGGAACCTCGCCGCACCTTCAGCTCATCTTCGACCTTTGTGATGTACGCCTCAAAGGTCGAAGATGTTTGACCATAAGGGACGGTCAGCTGCACGGAATCAACAGGCTGAACGAGGGCATCGTGAAACGCATCGTACTGCGCCTGTTTGCCCTGCTTAGGCTCAATGGTGAGCACATAGGTGAAGAATGTACCAATGACATCACGGATCATAGATGCCGCCGGAGGATCCGTGCGTCCGGCGTTATCTCCGTCTGTGATATCGCATGTGCGCTTGAGCGCACCGACGGCGACCTCGTAAAATACGCCGTTGACAGCGATTAGATCTTGGCTCATACGCTCACCACCTTTACCGTTGATGCACTGCTGCCGACACGGCGAGTTTCCGCCTTAATGTACGGATTAAGCACCCGGGCAAGAGCGCTGAGCGTACCGCCGAACGAGATGTTCACATCGGTCGTGCTTGAACCGCTGTAGTCGGATGTGCGGAGTGCCGTCTCCATAGCCTCGACGATGGTCGCAAGGGGAGACTCGACATTCACGCCGTGCTTCTGGTCGTTGACGATAGCCATGTAAGGGTCGTTACCCTTGAACACAGCACCGTCGGCCAACCTCGGGAGCTTGACCTCCTTCACGGGGTTGATGTTGAAGCCCCACTTCTTGCCGCCGATGACCGGAACCCAGTCGGGGATGTTAAACTTGATTTTGTTTACCGCACCGATAATCTTGTTGACGGCCTTGATCGCAAGGTTTGCAATGCCTTCGTAGTAGCTGATTATGCCGTTGCCGAAGAACTTAAAGCCGTTTTTGATGGGGTCGAGTACCTTGGACTTAAACCATGATGCGGCGGAACTCCAAACGGATTTGATGCCGTTCCATACCTTGGAGGCGACCTCCTTGACCTTGTCCCAGTTCTTAACGAGAAGAACAACGATTGCGATAAGCGCCGCTATAGCGGCAATGACAAGCGTGATGGGCGAGGTGAGGATATTCACGGCGACGCCGAGCGCCGTTGTGGCGGACCATAGCGACCTTCTGCGCAACAAGCGCAGCTTTTGCAGCGACCCACTCCGCAATAAGTGCAACTGCAGCGATGCGGTCTTTGACCTTGGCTGCTGTGGATGCGATGAGCGCAACGGTCGTTGCCTTAATGGCTGCTGTGAGGCTGCCGGCGCTGACAATGAACTCTGCAATGCCGCCAAGCGCCCATGCTCCGCAAAATGCGGCAGCGGCCACGGCTGCGGCCTGAACGGCGCCGGTGTGCTTGGTTACCCACGAGGATATGCCCTCCAGCGCCGACGCAAGCCCGTTAAGGACGCTGACAACAACGCCGCCGGTCCATCCGGCTATAGGCTGCAGGAAGCTGTCCCACAGCCACCCTCCGAGCGGTTTCAACGCTTCGATAACGGATGACAGCAGGGACATACCGCCCGACAGCAGGTTGAGGAATGCCGGCAGGGCATCCTGCACAGTCCATTTTGCCAGCGGCTCAAAAACATTCGTATACGCCCATTCAAGCCCGCTGAATAAGCCCTGCTTGAGCGGCTCTGCGGCCTTGTGCAGGCGGCCTAAGCTGTTGGTGAGGTTAGTCGTATCGATGCTCTTGACGGTGGCCTTGAGCCGATTTAGGCACTTTTCAAGCCACGACAGGCTCTCACCCGCCTCATCGGCGCCGTCGGTGCCGGGCACTACGCTACCGCCTGTAGACGCAGCCGCCCCGCCGGCAGAGGAGCTTGCCGAGCTGCTTGAGGAAGAGAGCATTTGAAGCTGGTCAAAGCTGAAAGTGCCCAGCTTCTTTGATGCGGCTGCTGCGCCGGTGGTCGCATCGGCGAGGTCGTCCATGCTGTCGGCTGCGGCCGAAGTGTAGCTTGCGCTGGATGCCGCCGAGGTCTTGTTCTGACCGAAGATGTTCGCAAAGGCCTGTGCGGCTTTGTTTGCGTATGTAGCTACGGCAGACAGTACAGAGCAAAGCGACTGCAAGGCGGGGAGAAACACGGTGAGCACTCGTGTGACCGCTCCACCGGCAGTCTCCTTGATATCGCCGAGGGTATTTGACACCTGCTTCAGACGGCCGTTTTCGGTCGCTGCAAGTGACTGATTCATTTGGCCGACATTGTTGGTTATAATCTGGGCGAGCATAGCTGCACGCTGCTGCTCGTTTCCGTATTTGAGAACCTTCTCCTCGGCGTCGTTAAAGGTTATGCCGACACGACGCAGCGCACTGGCCTGTCCCTGCATCGCCTTGCCCATCATGTTGCCGACCATGTACGCCTTTTCGGTCGTGGCGTTAAGGCCCTTCTGCTGGGCTATGAGATTGTTCATTGCGGGAATGAGTGTATTCAGGGAGCTTGTCTGCTTAAGGAATGTCGCAAGCTGCTGAGCGCCGCTGAGCTGCACCTCGTCGCCGATAACGCCGAGCGCCTGCTGCGCAGAGCACAGATCCTTTATCTGCTGGATCTCCTTTGCGGATGCACCCATGCGCTGCCGCATGACGGTTGCAAGCTTCGTTTCGCCCTCAATCTGTATCTGATACGCTTCCCTTGCAGATTTGGCAAAGGATATGAGGGCAACGCCTGAGAGCGTGATGCCGAGAGCGGCAAATGTCGACTTCATCGACGATGCTGCGGTTTTCATCGCCGAGCAAGAGCGAGTAATGCCCGCCTTCATCGAACTCATTGACGCTTTTGCTTTGTTGGCCTGCTTGGTTATGGACGAAAAGTCCGCACCTGCACGAACCATCATATTTCTTACAACGGGCATTTCTACACCTCCTCTGTTCCGCCGAAGGCACGGTTAAGCACCAGCACGACGGCGTACATTTGATCATCGGTCATTTCCTTTTTCACACCGGGGATGAAGTCCTCGGGCTTGGGCGGGCGCTTTGCCCATATCATGGGGCGGATGAGCGCAGCGAGAGAGTAAATAAAGCCATAGGACAGCCGTATAAGCTCCTCCTGCTTTCGAGATACCGCTTTTGCCCATGTGTTGAGCTGGGCGGGAGTCATCTCCTCCCAATCAGAATAGGAAACGCCTATTTCGGCGGCGAGACTCAGGCTTCTGTTCCAGTCCCAGCCGCCGTCTGAGGGTCTGCATCGTCATCTTCCTCAGGCTCACCGAATGCAGCCTCAAAGGCTTCGCCGAACTTCTTCATGACATAGGCGATGCCCACCTGCTCCAGAAGCTCGTCGACCCTTGCACGGGAGAGCGTGGGGTCGTCGTGGTTGAGCATGAAGTACATCATTTCCGAGATATAGTCATAGCGGGTGCCGACGGTGTCCATTTCAACGATGGGCATCTTTGTGGCGGCGGAAAACCGCTTCATGACAAGATGGCTGAGCTTGAGGGTTCTCGGACGGTCAAGCTCAATTATTACAAGGTCGTTATGCTCTTTCATTTATTCAGCCTCCTGTGTTCTGTGAGGGGTTCGTTTCTGTCGCAGCAAGCGTAGGCTTGCCGGAGACTTTGAGGGATGCCTCAAAGGTTATGGCATCGTCAAGGTCGGCCGAGGTCGCAAACTTCGTGACAATGGCCTTGAAGCTCCAAGTCTTGCCGATGGCGGCAGGAAAAACTATGGAACAGTCAACGATCTCACCGCTTTCAAAAAGCGTATAGGCCTCAGCCTGACCTTCATCGGCACCGTCGAAAAAGCCGGACAGTGCGATCTCACCGGCGTCTTTGAAGCCCTGAAGAAACTCACGGTAGCCAGTCGAGTTGCCAAGATCGGATACATCGACCGTATCGGCGGACAGCTCGATGCCGCCTATGCTTTTGAGTGCGCCGACTTTTTTTGAATTGATATTCAAAACAGTGCCGACGGAACGGGATTTGCTCATGATAATTCCTCCTTGTAGTAGATCCGCAGGGAATACGCCCTGCGGTATAGATTGACCAGCGTCTCCTTCAGATCGGGAGACGCAAGAGAGACTTCGACTTGCTGAATTTCAATACTTCCGCTCTTTGCGCCGGGTAAAGCCCAAAGCTTTGTCTTCACCTGTGCCGCAAGGGCGATGAGCTGCGGATATGTTGCCGTAACGACGCTTACCTCGTACTGAGCAATGCGCAGCTCCGTTATACCGTCGAGCGCTGCCTCGGTGTTGTCGGCAGTCAGGCGATAAAACGCAAAAGGGGCAGATGCATTCTGCAATGCCTCGGCGGGGTAAACCTTGCCAGACAGCGCCGAGAGCTGTTCTACACGGGCGGTAATGATAGATTCAAGGCTCATTTGACCCACTCCTTATTAAGCTCTTGTGTTGCTGTTCGGATAACGGCTTGCCGTGCTGCCGGAGCTGCTTCATCCGTTGCATCACGCATGAAATGATAGCCGGGAACATAGGAATAACCTTTGCCCTTGGAACGGGTCAAAAAGCCGTACTCCATCGATGCCGGATAATATGCATGATCGCTCTTGCCGCCGGCCTCGCCCGGATTTTTGATCGGCTTCTGAAATATATCGTTCTTTTTAGGGTCAAACATGAGGTCGTATACCTTTTTGCCCCGGACGCTGCTTCGTTCACCAACACGAACAATACCTCGTTTAAGCTGCCCTGTGTCACCAACGGGGGCGGAGTTTCTGACCGCTTTACGGACTACGGTAGCGCCCTTGCCGGCTGAGCGAGTTGCGATCTTTTGAGGGACTTTAGCAACACGGGATAACGCCCGCTCAAACTTGATCTCATCGTCCCAGTTGACAACAAAGTCGGCCATCACAGCACCTCCGTGACCATGAGCATAAGCTCCTCGTGGCGCTCGCCGAAGTCTATGGGCGGAGCGTCAAGCGTAAATATCCGCCCGCCGAACTTGATACGCATATCCGATGTGATGCCCTTACGGTAGCGCAAGAGCATCTTGTGCGTGACCGCAGACTGCGCCTGCGATGCTGCATAAAACTCACGCCCCTTTATCGGGTCGATGAAAGCGTATGCCGTAAACTGCGTGACCCAGTTTTCGTCGACAGTCACGGCAGGGTCGCCGGTCTCGGCGTCACGAGCACCGTTAAATTTCTGAAACTGAATGCGATAGCGCATTTTACCGGGGTCTGTCATGTGTAGTCCTCCAAACAGCAAAATGCCGATACCATAACGGTACCGGCATTTATGCTCTGACCTATTCGGCCGTGTAGCCTTGCGCAGCACGGGCTACGCATGCACGGCCTTTAAGCGTGTTGATGACCGGCCGCAGCGCATCGGGCGCAGAGCCTATAGCGTCACGGTGGTCGTAGTAGTAAAGCGTGAGAGCGTGTACAGTGCGCAAATAGAGCTTATCCGGCTCACCTTCGGCAGGCACAGGAATACCTGCGTCTGCAAGATACTCCTGCGCTGCCTCGTACAGGTCGGATACATCCTCACGGTCTTCCGCCGTGAGATCTAAGTCATCAAGGCGCATGTACCGCAGGCACTTTCTGAGTGCCGACGGATCTATCATGATCAGCCACCCTGCGACGGATTGCTTGCAGGAGTGACAGTGCCGACGACAAAGCCGTGGTGGGCGATGATGTTGCCGCCGACCATTGCGTCACCGAGGACGGTGATAAGGCGCTCGCCGGCCTTGTAGCTCTCGTCGACACGGACGGAGTAATCGCCGAACAGGCCGAGCTCGTAGTTCATCGGATCACCGTAGACAAGGTTGTTTGCGCCAACGCCGCTACAGATGGTGTACGGGATGGTCAGGCCGCCGTCCTTGATGATGCCGGTATTCGGACCGTCGGGGATGATTTCATAGAGACGACGCTTTTCGTTCGTACCACGGAGTGCGCCGAGTGCCTTGAGGTTTGCCTTCGTGAGGAACAGACGGGCGTTTGCGCCGACGGCATCATCGGTGCCGTAAGCAAAGTAAAGCTGGTCGAGAGTGCCGACGCCGATCGCAGCGCCGAGGTTCTCAGACGCATAGATAGCAGTGCCGGCCTTGTTTTTGCCGTTTATAATGCCGTACATCACATGGGTCGTCTCGCTGTCACCGGCGGCGATGAGGGCGCTGACCTTGCGGCGCATGGCGTTGAGCGCCATGCTGCGCACCTTCTCAAAGTAGCGTGCCGGAGTGAGCTTTGCGATGTTGCGATCGACATATGAGGTAACATTGACCTCGTAGGGCTTTATCTGTGCAACGCCGAAGGTAGGGTCGGTAGCAGTGCGTGCCGTACCGGCAAGAGTTGCGATGTCGTCCGCCTTTGCGTCCATTTCGCTGACTACATAAGGCTCGTTGAACTCACCAAGACCGGTAAGATCCTGCACAAAGACCTGATCAATGATGGACGACACCTGACTGCCGGGAATGTCACGAATATCCGAGCCTACGCCCGAGGGCTCGGCGAGAGTGCCGGTGGCAAGAGTGGTGGCGTTGAGCATGCGGCGCATCTCCTGCGCAGAGAAGTTGACCTTCTCGCCACGCATAAGAGCGCTGCCACGCTCGGCGGCCATATCAGTGTACTCCGCACCGTTGGGGACTGCTGCATCGGCACGGCGAGCCTGCTCGTTGGCCAGACGCTGATAGCGCTCCATTTCGGTGTTCATGTTGCTGACACGCTCCATCTGAGCATCGTACTCGGCGGTGTTGCCGGCAGTCAGCGCCGCCTCGGCGGCATTGAGGGCCTGCGTGCGCTCGGCAGCAAGGTTAATGAGTTTCTGTCTGGGATCCATGATAATTCCTCCTTAAGAATATCGGATTTTTTCAAGATTAAGACGCTGTGTGCGCCTGAGTATTTCTGCCGCATTATCTGCGGTCGGAGCTGTGATATCGTGGCCTTCGGCCGGAGCTGCGCCGTCTCTGACACGCCGCTCGTATTCTTTGAGCAGGAGACCGATGTCGGGAAGTTTCGGACCGTTTGCGTAACCTCTGAGACCTCCGGCAATGGCGTTTGCGTAGCCTGTACTGAGTGCGCCGTCTTCATCGCCGATTATCGAATCGGCAAAGCCGTATTTGACGGCGTCCTGGGCGCACATCCAAGTCTCGGCCGAGATAAGCTGCATAAGCTCGCTGCGGCTGCAGCTTGCTCCGCACTTAAGCTCATAGGCGTTGACAATGCTGGTGGTCAGACTGTCGAGCACGGCAGCTGTGTCACGGTGGTCGTTCTGATTGCCGGAGGCAGAGCAGCTCGGCAGATGTATCATCACCTGCGCTACAGGCGAGAGCCTAACTTCATCGCAGGCGACCATAACGGTCGACGCTGCCGATGCGGCGATAGACTGCACCTCGGCAACGGTGTGCACGCCGGAAGATCTAAGCAGCGAGTACATCTCAAAGCCCGAGAAAACATCGCCGCCGCAGGAGTTTATCTCAAGCTCCAGCGCTTCGCCATCGGGCAGATCCCTGAGCGCATCACGCACCTTCTTTGCCGAAAAGGCCTCGATTTTGAACCAGTCATAAAGCCACTGGTCGGAGCTCGGCACAACATAGCCGTTAAGTGTTATTCGCATTTGCGTTTCCTCCGTCGTTTCTGTTTTGCGAGAGCTTCTTCCAATCCGAGAGCGGCACATAGTTGAGTGAAGCATAGCGCTCATCGCCGCCGTCGACATCCGGAAGATCTTCCAGATCGCGAATGTCGTTGGCAGAGTAAGCGCCGATGTTGCGCATCTTCTCGTACCATGAGCCACGGGCAGTGAAGTCGCCACGAAGCTCAGCATTGAGGTTTATCCGTATGCGATAGCGCTCGGCATCGGCAAAGGTCAGCAGCCGGTATGTAAACGCTTCTTCGTACCTTGTGACAATGGGGTGGAGCGTGGAGACCACATACTCTATCGAGTTTTGCTCGTTCGAGTTGTAGCTCTGCTTACCGCTCTGAAGCTTGTACAGCGGCACGCCGAAAAACCTCGCAATATCCTGCACGCTTATTTCTGCATTTTCGACAAACTGTGCGTCACGGTTTGTCACGGATATGGGTGTATACTTAAGGCCATAATCGAGGATCGCAATGCGCTGCGCATTCGATGGACCGGAATGGCGCTTTTCCCATTCACGGCGGATAAGATCCTTTTTGCTGACGGAGATCTCTTTCCCGTCGGCAAGGGTAATTGTCGTGGTGCCGGATAGGTCGGCCTCTGTTTCTAAAACGCCACCGGGCTGACCGCCGTTTGCGTAATAGTTCAGATTGTATTGCTGACTTGCCCTCGCTGCGGCTATTACCTCGGACGCCCGCTCAAGCACGGATATGCCCTTGTATCCGTTGTGCGAATAAGCCATGACATGGATCATGTCGGCACGGTGCACTGTGCTCACAGAGCCGGTGAACGGATGAATGAGGCGATACCATACATGCCCATCGTTATCGAGATAAGGGGAGACAAGCTCGTGCGGAACGGAGATGAGCTCCTGCGGCTTCAGCGTGACAGGGTCACGAACGATGAGAGCATAGCCGTTGCCGGCAAGGCGGTTTGCCTCGATATGCTTTTTGAAGTCTGTCGGTGTCTGCGCTTCGTTTGGTCGCACTGTAAGCAGACGGTTAAGCTCGTGCTGCACCCGATTGCGGCTGTTCCTGTCCTGAATGTAGATCGGCAGCTTGCCGATGGAGTCGGATATTAGCTCTATGCAGCGGTCGACCGCCGAAAGCTTCATTGCCGAGCTTGCGCTCGTGCAGTCGCCTGCGGCAAATGCAGAAGCAGCCGTGAGCGTCGCAACGGTAGTGTCATTGCGGATATGCGGTGGGGAGCTGAGGCCCATAAGCCCCCGCTCAAATCTATTTGCCATACTTAATCACCTCCGCCTCTTATCAGGATCACGCCGAAACCGACAAGCAAAATGCCGGTCATGATGATGCCTGCGGGCAAGTTTATAAGAATAACGCCGTAGCCGATGCAGCCTGCGCCAATGACGCAGAGTGCCGTCGGGAAAGCGTTCTTCAGCCATTTGAGAAGCTTCATATTTCCTCCGGTGCCCGATTCGGGCACATTACATTGTCCATTCACCCGAGTCGAGCCGGTCGCCCAGCGTGGGATTGTTCCGGCGGATAAGCGCACGGGCGAGAGCGTTCATCACCGCTGCAACGGGGTCGATGCGCTCAGTATCGTTCTTGAATTTCTTCGACAGCTTGATGTCGCCATAGTTGTTCTGGATCTCAACGGCGTTGCCGAAGCACCAAATCGCAAGCGGGTTTTCTTCAAGAACTATGCGCCCCTGAAGAAGCAGCTCACGAAAGCCTTTGACGGCGAGATTTTGACCGGCGCAGGTCTGAGAGATCTCCACGCAGAAGTCCTCGTTGTTGCGCTCCTCGCACATCTTGATTGCAAGGTCGGTGGCGTTGTGTCCGTCATAGTCGCACTCAACGACCTTCCAGCCGTGATTGCGCTCGCCCTCGGTTATCCAGTTGTCAACATAACTGTTGTCGGTCACGCCGCCGGGCGTGAGGGTACAATAGCCGTCCTTTGCCCAGAATGTATATGGGACACGGTCGGTGTGCTCGTGACGCATGGCGCCTTCCTCGGGCATGAATGCGTGAAGCTTTAATGCGACCCGCTCATCCGGCAGCAGAAAGACTGCGCCGACACCGCTAAGATCTATGCGCTTACCTAAGTCAAAGCCGGTCCAGCACTCAAGCCCATCGGTGAGCTGAGCAAACTCGGCCTTTGAGAGCTGCGCCTGCCGGAGTAGCTTCATGCAGTTCTCGTCAAGATAGCGGTTGACCGAGCCTGCCTGCCATTGGCACATGCGTCGGGTGAGGAATGAGCGTATCTTGTTGGGGTCCTTCGAGGCGTAAGCGGCATCATGCTCGGCTCGCACCTCCTTGAGCAGATATTTTGAATAGTCGTTCGGATATCTGAAGCAGGGATAAGGCATACACCATAGGCTCTCATCGTGAGGATTTGCACCGTCGGGAAGCTCACGGATCATGACGAAGTAGGTCTCGTCCACGGCGTTGCCGTCGAGAATGTCCTTTGCAAATTGCTCCTCTGCAAAGCAGGGCTTGCTCTGTGCATCGTCACCGGCCGTCGTGATTATATCCATGAGACACTGCGCACGCTTACCGAAGGAGTTTTCTCCTATGTCGTGAATGGCCGATGTCGGGTGAGCGTGGTATTCATCGATGATGAAATAGCTCGGTGCACCGGAGTCCTTGTTCTTCGTATCCTTCGATAACGCTCGCATAAAGCCGCCCCGTGTTCGATGCTTCACGGGGTTTGCCTTTGGGATGATGAGCCGCTTTGCAATGTTGGGGGAGTTTTGCGCCATAGCCTTAGCATCGCCGAAAACTCTCATCGCCTGCGCCCGGTCGACAGCTGCACACTCGACCTCCGGTGCCATCTCGAATTGCTTCAGCTCCGGCTGATACGGCGGATAGAGCACATCGGCGCACATGTGATACAGGCACTGAGCGGACTTTTCGGTGCTCTTAAAGCAGCCTCGGGCACGCTTGTTGTAGGCCTTGCGGAAGCGCCTTGTGCCGTCGTGCATATCCACCCAACCGTACAGACAGCCCAGGTCGAAGATCTGCCAGGGCTGCAGCGTGAGCGGCTTGCCCTGCTCAACGCCACGCAGCTGGATGCATTGCGAAAACCACTCGATTATCCGGTCGGCACGGGTCGTGTCGAATACATACGGAAATTCCTTCGTGCCCTGCCGCTTGAGGTCTCGCAGATGCCGCTCGCAGGCTTTTATTTCATACGGACAGCACATGTCATGCAGCTTGCCGTAGGCCACCTGCTTTGCGTACACGCTCACAGGGTGGTGTAGGCCGGACTGCTTGCGCACCTTAGCCATGTTCCAGCTCCCATTGCGAGGGGAACTTTGCAGCGTCGAGCAGGCACACGCCGTCAAAGGCGGCATTGATAGGGCAGTTTATACAGTGCTCGTTTTTCGAGCACTCGTTCTTTATCAGGGTCAGCACGGCAATGAGCCAATAGGGGGCTCTGAGATGCTTGTTGTTCATGGGACACCTTCTTTCAGTCTCCGAATAGGTCGTTGTATTCGTCCTCGACAGAGGCCTTCTTCCGTGCAAGCTGAGCTCGGCCGGAGGGGGTAAGACCAAGCTCCTTTGCGTAGGTCAGCAGGAGCTTTTCGAGCGCCTGAGTTCTGGCAGAAAGGCCGTCGATGTTATCAGCGGCCGCAAGCCGGTCTGAGGCTTTAAGCTTTTGATCGTTGACGAGTGCCACAAGCTCAACGAGGAGCTTGTTCATGGCGTTGCGGCGGCTGAGCATTGAGCAGTAAAGCGCAAGAGTGTCACTGTCAAGCTTCGTGTACAACTCACAGTCGGCGGCGTCCAGCAGGATCCGCCGCCAATACCGGCGGGCAGTGTTATCACCTGCGAGGCACTTCGGAGGAGAAGCCGGGTCGAGAACACCGTCGGGGGTAACGGACGCCTCGGCCGCAGCCCTGGCATTAGCCTCATCCTTGGTCATATGCTTGGTCATGTTGTCGACCGACTTTGCTCTTGCCGGCATGGTGCGCTCCTTTCGGGGTTCTCATTGGGGATTTTTTCTCACAGTTGCAAGGGTGCGGGGTATCGGCTGAGACCGCTCTGAATTTTAACGACCCGGGGGGAGGGGTAAAGCCCCTGCGGGGCTCGTGCATGCGTGGCGGCGCATGCTTCTGTGCGGACGAGTGCAGGCCCGGGCGCAGACGAAGCTTCAAGCGCCGTCTTCTTGCACCGGGCGCCCCCGCTTTTTCGGGTATTCGGTGCGCTCCCTCATGGTCTTTTGGTCGTGGTGAAACTTGCACAGGCTTTGATGATTTGCAGGGTCAACGAACAAATCCCAGTCGCCACGGTGCGGGACGATGTGGTCAACGACCGTCGCCTTTGTGCGGTGTCTCGGGTCGTCCGGTGGGTATTGCCTTGCACATTCCCGGCAGAACGGCTCACGCAGGAGCTGTTCCGGCCGGAGTTTATCCGTCCAGATGGGCAGCAGATAAAGCCTGTGGTACTCTGCCGAGGAGCCTCGGCGATACTTGGGCTTGTGCTTTGGACACCAACCGTCACGGGTCAGGGCGGAACATCCGGCATGCTTGCACGGTCGCAGCGGCTTCTTGCTCATGGGCTATCACCTCCAAACGCAAAAAGCCGGAGCCGACGACATACGCATTGCGTAATCATCGGCTCCGGCTTAAATAGCACTGGCCATGGTCTATATCCACGATGTTCTCTGCCTTGCATATCCGGCAGAACGCCACAACATTGGCGGCGGTCGTATCAGGTAGGATTTTCATAAGCCGCTTGTTGCTGCGGCAGTTGGGGCAGACAAGGAATCCGTCCCTTACGGTTAGTATTGTATCAGAGTTTCGCTGAGTTTGCAATGCTTTGAGCCTCCTTTTCTCCTAAAAATAATACTATTTTCAAGTCAGAAAAAATAAATAAAAAGTCATGTCCTTCGCCGCCGACGGGCGTGTATCCGGCGAGGAATGTGTGCGCCCAAGTATTTAATGAATTGGTATGCACCGTACTCGGTACGGTCGGTCGCCACTTCGATGATCATGCTGCCCTCGGGCGCTTCGAGCGTAGTATCGCTGTCAACTCTGAAGGTCTCAACCTCAGGCTTGAGGGCACCCCGAGTGTATGACCAACAGCGTTGCCCGAGCTTGTCTGCTGCCTCTTTGCACATGTACCGGGCGAGCGTCGAGTAGTTCTTTTCTTTGTCGACACGCAGCGGCGTGATCTCGATCTCACCCTGTCCCCATAGCTTGAGCAGCTGCTTGTAGTCGTCGCCGGTGGCATTGATCACGCAGTGGTGATGCCAGCGACCGGCACCCGAGACATGCTCGCAGTTCCAGAACATTACGAACGGCTGTCCGGCCTTGCGGCGCTCGGCGCTGAGCTTCTGCCTGAAATACTTCAGCTTAGCCTTTGCCTCCTCACGACTGCGGGGAAGGTGTCGGTCGTCATAGGTGAGCGTTACGATTAGATCCCCGGGCAGAAAGTTTGCAGCGAGCATAAGCTCAAGCTTTTGATAGCTATACTTTGCATTCATGCGCTTCTGTGCCTCCGATGACAGCTTGCGCTTTGAAGATCTCGCTCGGGGACTGTCGTGTCGGGCGCAGCCGGGATAAACGGTCTCCATTACAAGCGGCCCGGCGACGATTATCTTTTTCCATTTGGTTTTTGCCATGCGGTCTGCCTCCTTAGCAGAAAACAGACCGCAGCCTTAGGGCATCCGTCTTTGTGTGGTGTTATTCAGTCTCTTTTGTGCTCAGCAGATTGTTTATATCCGCTACGGCATCAATGGCGGGCTCAGACGGCAACCAGTCGAAGTCACTGGAGAATACACGATATACACGCTCCGAGGGGTCATCGGCGGACTGCCAGTATGCGCCGCACCTGACCGGCGGAGCGATGAATGCGTGCACAGCGCCGGTCTTGCACTTCGCTATGTAATTGTAGCCGAGGTCTCGCAGATCCATAAGTACCTTGATGTCGCTTGCGGGTATGTCCATATCGTCCGAAGTGATCAGCCTGGCATCGGTAAGGGCGTCCTCAACATCGCTCATATATGCCTTTATACAAACAGTTTTGCCGTTAGTGAGGAGTACCCGAACGATACCAACAGCGTGCAGGTCGGGCGATACCGCCGCTATGCGGTCAGAGTCGATGAGTGCCCCGCCAATTTCAATAAACATAAAAGCTCCTTTCTGTGCCCGATTCGGGCACAAGCGAATATGAATTACAGATTCAACAGATGGCCGTATTTAGCCTCAAACAGCCATTTGGATATTTTGATAAGCAAGTCGCTGTTGGATGCGGTCACCGGCGTAGCGCTGTAGAGGACTGCGTGAACGGCTCGTGCTTTTTCTCTTTCGGAAAACATGCTGCTTCCGAGGTTTTCACATATAGTCAATGCGTGTACAAAATTCATGTTATCCTCCTTAAAAATCCCCCGGCAGGCGTATCCAACCGATACACTCTGCTTCGATGCTGCGACCGTGGCTGCTGTCAAAATAGAACTTTTTCAAGCAGTTATCGTACCACACGAGTTTGCGCATAATGAATCCGTCGCAAGAAAACCGTGCAGCGTACCATCCTGATGCAGTGGGCAGACCTGTTTGCACAGATGGCTCGGCAGCAGCCGGCTGCAGTTCATCGGTCAGCCCGGCGATATAATCTGCCGAGCATTTGAGCGTTTTGCAGACCTCAGGGTAGTTGCGAATCTCGGTTGCCGAAAAATCGTTGCCGTATATGTTTGCACCATCAAAGTCGCCTTTAGCAAATTTGCGAATGAGACCGATCGAGTAACCGGACCAATAAGACGCAGTGCTTAGGCGTGTATCATCCGGCAGACCGGCGGCATCGGCGGCACGGGCAAGACGCTCACAAGAGACTCTGACTTCATTAAGCAGCTTCGTCCTTTTCTTCTTTTCGCCCGCTTCGATTGCAGCCTTTTCTTCGTCACGCTCTTTCTTGCGTAACTTTTGAAGCTTTGCGCAGGAACGGTCGCATGCATAATACCTCGATGTGCCATAGGAACAGTTGAGGCAGCACTTATCTCCGCCGCAGACCTCCGAGCACGCACACTCGGTATCATGACGCAGGAATGCATCGCCCCGCTTGCAGGGAGAGCCGTCCGGACAGGACTGCTTCGGCTCCCAGCGCTTGCCCGACGCATACGCACGAGCTATCTGCTCCACATTGTATCCGCCTATTGTCGGATTGATTTTGAACAGCCTGAGCTGCAAAGCCTCCGGCAATCTGGCAAGCGCATATGCGGCCTGCTCGGTGATCATGCCGGCCTCAAAGTTTGCTGCATACTCGGAAACAAGCCCGTCCCGAATGACCTTGAGCCGTGACAGCTTCGACTTCGACACCTTGCAGGCTTCGGCAACATGATCACGCATTCTGCCGGGGAATTCTACGCCTTCCTCCTTGAGCTGATACAGGAGAGCTTCAACTCGTTCAGCCTGCTTAGAAATGTCGGCAGCCGACATATGCCTTGTGTCGGAGTTTGCATATATCAGCCGCAGCTCCTGCAGAGCGGCGGAGACTTCTCCGTGTTCGACAATGCAGGCAACGGACTTGAATTGTGCCTTGCCTTCCTCAGCAAGCAGACTCAAAGCGGCACGGCGGCGATGTCCGGAAACTACGGTGTAGGTGCCGGCCTCATCCGGCCGCACTCTTATCGGCTGCTGAAGGCCGCAAAGCTCGATGTTCGCCGCAAGATCTTCGATGCCGTCAAGGCTGTAAAAGTTACGGGCATCGGCCTTGATGAGAGAAATATCTATGTATTCTATCTGCTCTCTGCCATCGGAGGCATCCAGCGTGTTGGATGCTTCACGAAGCACACTTGATAAATCGAAGGCCATCACTTAGCCTCCTTTACCACACGGGCAACAAAGCGCTTATAATCGACGGCTGCTCCGCAGTGCGGGGACGAAACGATGAGCGGTTTTTGCGCAAAGGTCATGTCATCGACCTTGTTACTGCGGCGAATGGGCAGAAAAACCGGAAGACTTGACTTGAGAAGCACATTCATTGCCTCAGTGATTTTCTCGGACTTGTACCACATGGTCGGCAAGATGCCGGAGAGCTTCAGCTTCGGATTGAGCTTGCGCATGTTTGCAATCTGATGCATGAGGTTTGACATGCCTCTGAGTGAAAATGCGTCGAGCTTGATGGGGATAATGACTTCATCGGCGGCGATAAGTGCGGCAGCCGAGGCGGCGTTGAATGCCGGCGGGCAGTCGATGATCACATAGTCGTAGCTGATAAGACCCTTTAGATCTCGCAGGCAGTCGGTGTAGACCTTGCCGCCGGAGATCTGACTGAGGTCGAGATCCATCAAGCGGTCATCGGCAGGGAGAAGATCTATACCGGGGAAATTAGACTTTACAATGCACAGCTTTGCAAGCTTGCCGCTGTCAGGCTTGCCACGAAGCGCATCGGTGAGGGTAAAGAGCATCACATCCTGACTTGCGAAAAACTCGGATGTGTTCGCTTGACTGTCACCGTCGACAACGAGCACACGCTTTTTATGGCAGCGGGCAAGGATAGCGGCCATGTTGACAGTCGTCGCAGTCTTTGCGACGCCGCCTTTAAGATTGATTACACAAATTGTTCTCATGGATAACCTCCGAATATTTATTTTTCAAAACTTAAACGATTGACCGAGGGTGCGGCCGTTCAGCTTATAAACGGCTCGGAACATCCTGTGTTCGTGATTTACATAGCAGATGGTGCCGGTCACGAGAAACAGGTGCTTCCGGTCTTCGGGGAAGTCTTTGTTCCTGACGATAAAACCGGGAACAAACTTGATTTTCGTTCCGATTACGATGTCTCTGATAGTTCCTGTCGGCTTCAAAACGGCAACTCACCTCCTTCGTCATCACCGAGTTCGGTGAACGACATTTGCTGTGGTGCGCTGCCCTTGGCAGCTTCTCTGATTTGCTTGTGAATCTTGCGGTAATGCTCGCCCTTCGTCTCCGGCCGTGGCCGCAGCGTCTGCGTCTTGCCGTCAAAAATCATGTCCATCTTCATGCGCTCGCCCTCTTTGTTCTTGCCAATCTTGAAAACTCGATCAGACGAATTGTCATTCGGGTCGGCAGGCCATAGGAGGAATGCAATGTCTGCATCCTGCTCAATCTGGCCGGACTCTCTGAACGAGGACATAGTGGGCGGCTGCGGCTTGCCCTGCGTTTTGTCGGGGCGGGCGAGCTGCGCAAGTGCGATCACCGTGACGCTGTTTACTCGTGCCATAGTGTGCAGTGCCTGCGATATGTTCGTGACCTGCTCGTATCTTGTAGCGCCTCGGGCATTGAGCAGCTGCAGGTAGTCGACGAAAATGACTTGGTATTGCTTGTTGAGCGTTAGCGCTTGAATATCTCGGACGGTCATACCGCCTGCATCGATCATGTCAAGGTCAAGACCGTTAAACTTCTCGGCAGCGGCGGCGAGCGCTTTCCAATCGTCTTTGCTTAGCCGCTCTCTGTGCTTGATGCTGGACAGAGACACGGCAGATAGGTGCGACATTATGCGGTTAGTCAACTTCTTCGGACTCGTCTCAAGCGAGAAGTAGCCGACACGGTAGCGCTTTGCCATTTCAAGTGCAAACTGGATAGACAGCAGTGTCTTGCCCGCCGACGGGTAGCCGCCGATGACGACGAAGTCGCCGAGCTCGCAGTCGACATATTCGTCGAGTTCCTTAAAGCCCCACGGCAGATACTCCGCCTTTTCCGGCGTAGAGAGGAAATCCCGAGCGGCGTCGGAGCTGGAGACCACCTCAGCACTGCGGCGGGTCATCACCAAGGAATTAAGGCGGTCGATGCCTTTTGCGGCATCGGATATATTTGCGGCGGAGGACACGCCCATTGCAGCGGCACGGATGCTGTGCAGGCGGTTTTCTTCCTTGACCATGTTTGCGTAGTACACGACATCGGCCGTCGTATATTTGCACATTTCAGCAATGGCCGCCTCCCACTCGTCGCCCAGCTCGTGCAGCACCGTGACTGCGTTTATGGGCGCACCGGCAAAGTGCAGATTGCAGATGACCTCATAGATCGTGCGGGTCATGTTCTGACCGAAGTCCGAAGGGCTTAGCTCGGCAACTACCTCACCGATCCGGCTGCTGTCCTGCAAAAGCGTGCCGATGACCGTCGCCTCGATGCGCAGGGCATTGTCCGATTCGTTCATCACAGCACCTCCGGGTCAGGCGCCCATCCGCCGGTGTCGACTTGGTGCGGTAACGGCACACGGGGCTCGTCCTCCCAGCGGCGCTTGTTTATCCATGTGGATGCATACGGGATACCGATATTGCGCTGCCATTCCTCGCTTCGGAGCTGCCGTTTGAGCGCTCTTCCCATGACGGCAAGAAGCTCGTCGTCGGGCTTGAGTTTGTCCCATGCTGCAATTGCTGCCTGCTTTGACTCTCCTCTGGGATACACCTCCCAGAATGCGGCGAAGCGCTCCGGCTTCCAGTCCGGCTGCTTTTTCGTTTCCCGTTTTCGCCTTCGTTGGGGGACTATAGGGGGATAATATATATCCGTACTTGGTATATCTGTATTTAATTGCGGTCGATTTCCCGCTGACGGATTATCCGTCGACGGGTTTTCCGTCAACCGATTACCCGCTAACCGAAAATCGGTTAACGGTGAATTTGCGTCTATCGGCGCTTCGTGGACGACATACTCATTGCCGCCGAAGGATCCGTCGGGCGTGCGCAGCTGCCGGCGCTCTATGTAACCGGCCGCTTCAAGCTCTCGTATCGCCGTAGCGACTGCGGCCTTGCCCTCGCAACAGATGTGCGTAAGTCCGGCTATGGTGTAGTCCCAGTCCTCGGGCAGGCTGAGAATCTTCGACAGAAGCCCGATCGCCTTCAAACTCAACCGGTCGTCACGCAGGTGCGCATTACTCATGACCGTGTAGTTCGAGCTTTTCTCTACTCGGACGACTTCACTCATTTACACACCCTCCCTCTTGCAATTTTTGCGGGAATGCTGTATAATAAACATGTTCTCGTGGTAATAACCACATGCCCTTGTCGGTGCTTGCGTCGGCAGGGGCTTTTTTATGCCCGTTTTTATGATCAGACCACCTTCATGCCTGGGACATAGACCGGTGGCAGCTTCTCCTGTGCCGCTATCGGGCGGCGGCAGACTTTCGGTAGCTTGAAACTGACGGGGCGATGTTCCTCACGGCATGCGTCGAGATATTTGTTCACATCGCAGCGGCGAAAACGGCATTGACCACGCACCCGGTAGACCGGGAGCATGCCGTCCAGCACGATTCGATCAAGCGTTGCCTGTGAGATATTTAATATCTCGCACACATCGTTCTTGCTGAGCATTTTATCGTTGATCATACATCGAGCCTCCCTTTGCGTATTTAAGCGTCATTGCTGCCTGAACTATGCCCTGCAGCTCATCGATTATCTGGTCGAACAGCTCTCGCTCATTCTCGTCGATCCTGCCGTCAGCGGCGATGTCGAGCAAGTGGTCAGTGCGGTGCTTGTCCGCAAAATCCCTTATGCGGCAGATGAGCTGTATCACCGCCTGAGGAAGCGAGCACTCGCATACCTCGGGAAGAATGCCGGCCGCAACACGGCTCTTTTGGCTCAGATGCCAGTAGCCGAGAATGTGCAGGCCGCTGACCTCGCACATGCGAATGACTACATCGTCCGAGGGCATGTTCTGACCGTTCTCGTAAAGCTTGATACTCTCAACACTCAGCCCGAGCATTTCCGCAAAGCGCTCCTGCGTCTTGCCGGCAGTGTTCCTTGCGATTTTATAAATATTTGTGTATTTGTCCTGCATGGTATTACCAACCTTTCTGGTATAAAATCAAAACTGCGGAGGGATCCAAGGGAGCTACGCCGACTGACCGGTGTACAGTTCGTCAATGGTGCAGTTGAGCGTCTTTGCGATTAACGGCAGCTTATCTGCGGAGGGATACTTCTTGGAGCTTTCCCAATCCGACACAACAGTCTGTGATACACCCAGAGCTGCGGCAAGCTCAGCTTGAGTAATCCCTGCGGCCTTTCGCATAGTCAATAGTCCTCTCAAGGTCACACCTCCTCTCAAAACCAATAACTTAAGGTTATATTCTGAATGATACTATTGCTTTTAGTTATTGTCAAGAACTTTTTGTAATTTTCTTATTTATTTTTATAGCCGTAGGTTATATAATTGCCGCAGGTGATGATATGTTTAACGAAAGACTGAGGGCTTTGCGAATAAAAGCAGGCCTATCTCAAAATGAAATTGCAAAGAAAATTTTTATTTCTCAGCCTGCATATGCAAAATATGAACTCGGCACGGCTACCCCAAATCCGGATACGCTATCGCTGCTGGCGAACATACTACAAGTATCCGTTGATTATCTTTTGGGTAACTCGACAGTCAGCACAAGGGACGGATACATAAGGATCCCCGTCCTCGGCAGAGTTGCGGCAGGTATACCTATTGA